GACTGCAACTAGAGAAGGAAGATCCTGATGCTATTGAGATGAAAGAGCAGATCCTAGAGTCTGCCAAGTTTTTGGGACTAAAAGAAGGTCAAAATATCTCAGAATTTTTTGACACTCTGACTCTAACTTTAGATAGGTTGGAAGAAAACATCCCAGATTGACTATTACATAATTATCTGGTATAATACAAACAATCCTACAATACAAAAATACGGAGAATACAAATGTCATTTGCTGCACTAAAGAAACAATCCCGCTCAGGTTCTTTGACCGAAAGGTTGATGAAGAAGGTTGAGAAACTCAATGAGAAGGGTAACAATACTGATGAACGTCTTTGGAAACCAGCTGTAGATAAAGCAGGTAATGGATACGCAGTTATCCGATTCCTCCCTGCACATGCTAATTGTGAACTGCCATGGACTCAAGTTTGGAGTCACGCTTTCCAAGGAACAGGCGGTTGGTATATTGAGAACAGTCTAACTACTATTGGTAAGGATGATCCTGTTGGAGAACTTAATCGTAGTCTCTGGAACAGTGGTCGTGAGTCTGATAAAGATATTGCTCGTAAGCAAAAGCGTAAACTTTCTTACTATGCAAACGTCTATATCGTAAAAGATTCTAGTAATCCTGAGAACGAAGGACAAGTTAAACTCTATAAGTTTGGTAAGAAGATCTTTGATAAGATCACTGCTGCAATGCAACCTGAGTTCGATGATGAAGAGGCAATCAACCCATTCGATTTCTGGAAGGGTGCTAACTTCAAGTTGAAGATCAAACAGGTTGCTGGATTCTGGAACTATGATAGTTCAGAGTTTGGTAAGACAGAAGCACTTCTAGATGACGATGATGCACTAGAAGAGATCTACAACAAGATCTACGATCTTAGTGAGTTCACTGCTCCTGACCAGTTCAAGACATATGAACAACTCAAAGCACGTTTGGATACTGTTATCGGAAACAAGCAAGTTGTAACTCCTACACGCAAAGTACAAGATGAAGATCTTGAGGACTTGAGTGAAGGTAGAGGCAACACTGTTGAAGAAGAACTTTCTAACCTCCGTGCAAGTGCCACTGCTGCATCTGCTGACGTAGATGAAGAAGAGGACGACGCACTGAGTTATTTCCAGAAACTCGCTGAAGAGTAAACAATAAGAAAGGGGTCGTAAGACCCCTTTTTTTATCCCCCACTAAGTCTTGGGTTATATCCTCTCTTAAGCGTCTTACTGACGTATTGGGAGGATTTTTTGTACTTCATTGCTCTCCGTAAATCACTTATGACAGTATTCAGATATAGAGGTCGGATAACTCTAATTCTTCTTTTAGCATCATTTCTGGATAGTTCATGTTGATAATTAGTCACAGGTTGTACATTATTATGTCTAATTGGTTGACCAGAAATATCTCTTGCAGTACCAGCCTCGTCTATGGTTGAAAGCTCATTCAATGTATATCCTCTACTATATTCTATGATTCTTTGATCTTGATCATTTAGTTGAGTATATTTGAGTTCAAAATTAGAGTCAACTCTCAATCCTTCTGGAACAACAATTCTTCCAGCCCAATCCGTAGATTTAAGAGTCTCATAGTGATGTATCTCTTCTAATGCCTCTTCACTACCATATTTGTCTAATAAGTATTTTCTGAAATCATAGTCTGTAAGTGGCCATTGGTCTCTCACCTTTGTTATATTGTTTGCCATTAATACAACCCAATCGAATCTTGGATCTCCATATAAACTGTATGCTAGTTGATCTGGTCTGAGATTGCCTTTGACATAGAAGTCCTCGAAGGAAGTAACTACGTTCTCGAAATCATCACGAATCTTTGCTCTTCTAAAGATATTCTTTACAGGAGAAAATTCATCGTTAGAACTCCTTTCTGGAGATCTAGAGACGTATAGTAAATCTGGTAAGTAAGAAAAATAACCTTGCATATCAGTATCCTATCATTGAGGTACTTGGATCATCTTGGTTGACATTGAGGACTCCCTCTAAATCAGCAACTGGACCTTCTCTTCTGTCCTTGTCTGCAATGTTTTCATTGTAGTCTGTGTTGTATATAGGCTCTAATTCATTGAATTTGAGTGTCATAGAGTATGATGTAGGTTGACCATGATCATATGCCATCCATTGACCTTCTGGTGTATAGTTTATACTAATGTCTGTCAGAGCACAGGCTTTGAACTTATTCAGACCAAGAATAGGTTTGTTTCCAGCAGTTTCATATCTAAGTTTAAATACGTTTGGTGTTCCCAAGAAGTAAGATGGTCCTCCAGCAAGACCAGTGTTGCCTGCATTTTGGTCACCAGAAACTAATTTTGAAATTTTTCTTGGAGAAGACCATTGTTTAAATGCACGAAGAATCATTCTTATATTGTGAGCTTCTCTGTCATCTCTTGCACTTAACAACCATGAAAATTCAAAAGATCTCAGAGATACACCAGAAAATAGAAGTTCTGTGTTGGAGTTGGCAATAACTCCACCAGTTCTTGCTAATATCTGATCTGCACTGACATCAAATCCAGCGTCTGCAACTATTTGACTCATTTGGTTTGCCGCAAAATCAGCTCTACCAGCTTGTTGAGAAGTTTGTTGGAAAAATGCACCAATGTTGTCAGCGGTTGCAAATGCACCACCAAGATTCAAGTTTGACAAAAATGCTTTGATTCCTGTTTTTGAAGCAGATTTTCTAACTGCATCGAGGGCTTGATTGTTCATATTACTTTCTTCCCACATTCTCTGGTTAGAGTCATTAATCTGGTTAGGCATGGGTAATATGATAGGAGCACCTATTTTTCTTCTAAACGGTGTTCCTCTTTGAGCACCAAAAGCAGCTCCTCCACCACCATTGGTATTTTTATCAGTCTTTGTGACTTCCCTATTATATGGTGGTTGGTAAGTATAACATTGAATGATCATATGGTCTTGCTGCATTGACAAGTCCCTTGGGTATTTCACAGGTGTTCTGAAAGTTACCTCATCATCCCTATCAAAAGCATATTTAATGAGTCCTGTTGATTTTGAGACTCCATTTTGAATATCGCTGTCCGTTCCACCTTCCGTTTGATTAAATTCAACTTTTGCTTCTTCTATTGCAAGTTCTTTTTCTAAATCTCTGATCTGCTGAGTCCACTGCATACTTCTTCGCATGTCAGTCTTAGTATTTCCTGTTTTTTCGTAACCTTCTTCTCTAAGTTTCTTAAGTTCATTTTTGATTTCATCTACTCTTGATAACTCTTCATTTTTTGCCCACTCTGGAGCTGGGTCATTTGTAATACGAGCATGATTTACTGTCGCTTCCTGTATTTCTTTAAATAAAGGACCTTCTACAACAGTCGTTGTCACAGGAGGGACGACTGTAGTTTCCTCAATTCCATACTTGTCTAGAATATTAACTCCATCTAACTGTTCCTGTTTAATCTCCATAAACCTTTCGTAGGTTATTTCTTCCCCATTGAGAATATATGGAGGCATGACAGGATTCCCAGTGAATTTACCATTTTCATCTGTATTCGCTTCAATATATGCAGCATCGGCAAAACCACCACCTGTGAGTTCTAGATCTTTAGTAGTTCTTGTATATCCCTCTTTAGTAGTTGATATAACATCTATACCATCAAGAGTAGTGTTTAATTGATTTGTTGAAGTGCGATTTGAATGTGTTTTTGGTAGAGTTATTTGATTTTCATTCCATGCTCCATTTTCAAATATAGGTTTCGATCCAGCAATAATTAAACCATCGTCATTAACAGGCCATATCTTTACTTCTGACGATCCATCATCATTTCTCTTGATAAAAGTTTTATATTTAACAACGCTAGAACCATCCGCTGTAGTAACTGTCTGCTTAAGCTCTGTTTTGATTCTGAGCTCGTTACCATATACTTCGGGATCGTTAACTAATGTAGGTTCTTGTGTCATTTTCTCCAGTTAAATGCTCGATATTTTGGATACTTCATACCATTCCTGTTTATGAATTGTTCTGTGGGAAGTTTAGAAATCTCTCCCCAATTTTCATTTCTAGGAACTTTTAGTAAATTTCCTACACCTGAGTACAAGTATTTGTGTAAGGTATTTTTAGGAACACTAGATCCGCCGCCACTATTTAGTAGGCTTATCGCAACTGCATCACGATAAGAGGGGTTTACATAGTGTAAATTGCATCCCAGAAACCCATCTCTATAGAATTTTAGTGCTACTGCAAGGGGTTGAGTATCCCAAAATTCATATCTTTCTGGGAAAGATGGACTATAAGAGAAGAAAAACAAATCT